TACTCTTATGTCAACAACACAAGAATGGGAGATGGAACTACACGCTGCATTCAAAAGAATAAGATGAAGTCAAAAAAATATTTGAAGTGGGTATCAGAACAGCCATGTATTTACTGTGGTTATCAACATACACAAGCCCATCATCTTAGGATACTAGCCCTTGGAACTGGTATGGGTAAGAAAGCACCAGATTATTTTACCCTTCCAGTATGTTATGAACACCACCAAGAATGCCATAGTGGTGCTATAGATAAGGAGACTCAACTAAGGTGGTGTCTCCAAACTATAGGACGAGCATTCGAGTGTGGTATAATAGATGTTAACTTTAAGTAAAGGAGAATGTAATGAAAAAATATATACTTGTATTATTAATAAGTAGTTTATTAGTGGGGTGCTCATACTCTACTAGACTAGGGGTGGGAGGATATAATGCATCACATTCAGCATCTATATCTAAATATGTATTTGAATGAAAACTAAAAAGTTTAAGATAGAAAACGCAGAATCTAAAAAAGATTGTGTAAGATTTATTGATAACATAGACTTGACAGATGGAAAGATAGAAGTTATCATTCGTCCATACAGCAATAAGAATCAAAGATCAATTGACCAGAACAATAGATACTGGCATATGATTAGGCAATCATCTAATGAATCTGGTTACACTATCAATGAACTCCACACCATAATGACAATGGAAGTTTTAGGTATGCAGGAAGTCACGTCCCTTAAAGGGGAGACTCGTGAAGTTCCCATACAAACTTCAGGCTTAACAGTAGCAGAGTTCGGAGAGTACATGGATAAAGTTGAATCAGTTTTAATACAAGCAGGGATATACTACCCCTCAGAACTGGAGAAATAATATGTCTGATTATAAAATGAATTATTTACCTGATGATGACGACTCCCAACAAGAGATGGAGGCATCTGAAAGGGAGGAATATGAAAGAGAGTATGAAGAATGGTTAGATAGTCTGGATAAGAAGTGGGGTTCCAAACTAGTTAACATTAACAAAGAACAAAAGGAAACTATTAATGAGTGATCATATAAGAGACCTTGAAAGGAAACTTAAACGACCATATCCAGTCAACCAAATAAAATGGAGGAAAGGATACAAGGGAAAAATGCTAGCCCATATAGATGCTAGAGATGTAATGAATAGACTAGACGCTGTGTTTGGAATTGGTGGATGGCAAGCAGGCTTTGAATATATTGGAGAGAGAATGGTCTGTACTATAGCCTGTAAAATAGGAGAGGACTGGATTTCAAAAGCAGATGGATCAGGTGATACAGATGTAGAACCAGAGAAGGGAGGTCTAAGCAAATCACTCGTAAGAGCGGCTGTTCCTTGGGGAATAGGACGTTATCTATATCACCCTAAAGCATTTGATGACAATAGAAACCCTGCATCATGGGCTACACCAGAAGGGTATGATGCATTACTTGATGAAAGAGAGAAGGCTTCAGTAGTTAAACTACATAAGACGGAGACTAAAGATGACAGCAAAGAAGGCAGTAAAGAAGGTAGCAAAAGTAAAGAAGGAAAGGACTGAGTATGATATACTGGTACTAGAGTTAATAAACAATTCCTTGTCAGTAACACAGTCAGTACTAGAAGTTGGTTCAGCTATGGCAAATGATTGCCATGATGTTGATGATATAATACATAAGATATGTAGTTTAAAAGAATATAAACAAGACGATTATTGGGGGGATTTTAAATAATGCATTGGTATGATAAGGAAGGAACACCACAACATTTTGTTGCTAGTAAGAATGGAAAGCTTAGGGCTTCTACCTTGCGTGATGCGAGAAAGTTCGGATGGATGCCATCAGTAACATCTGTATTAGATATAATGGCTAAGCCCGGGCTTGACCAATGGAAAATTAACAAGGCTATAAACTCTGCTATTAATTTAGACAGACATGTAGCAGAAACAGATGCAGAATATACAAAAAGAATTTTAGCTAACTCAAAAGAAGAGACAACTCGGGCAGCTGAAAGGGGTAACAGAATACACACCATGTTAGAGAAGGCTTTCAAGGNGGAAGAAAAACCTAAAGGAGATGATGAGGCTATATTTAATTCAGTTAAATCTTTGTTAGATATAAACTGTGGAGAGCAAGAATGGAAATCTGAGGTAACATTCTCAGAGCCAAGGATAGGCTATGGTGGTATGGTAGACTTGCTGTCGGATGAGTGGGCTATAGATTTTAAGACAAAAGAATTTGGAACTGACCATAAACAATTAGCCTATGATACTATGGCCTACCAACTTATGGCCTATGCTGTAACTGGATTAGAAGAAAGCCATAAAGAATCAGAGACTCCTACAGTAAGAAAGATGGCTAACATTTTTATTAGTGCAACAGAACCAGGACTCACAGTGTTCCATGAATGGAGTAAAGAAAACTATGAAAGGTACTGGGAAATATTTAGTTCTTCTTTAATCTTATGGAAAAACGTAAAGCAATATTGGCCGGAGAAACATTATGAAGGGAATTAATAAAGCTATTATACTGGGTTATGTATGGAAGGACCCAACCATTAGGTCTACTAAGAATGGCAATAAGATAGCACAAGTAGATATGGTAACTGAATCTGGGTACGGTGAATATAAAAAATCTGATTGGCACAAGGTAATATTCTATGGAAAGCAAGCAGATGTTGTTGACTCTTACGTAAGTAAAGGAACAAACCTATACGTAGAAGGGTCTATTGATTATAGAAAATACACAGGAAAAGATGGGATAGAAAAGTATACTACAGATATACAAGGTAAGATGTTGCAGATGATTAATAGTCCAGATGCTTATAAAGAAGTAGAGGCGTCTGCTCCTGAGTACAAGAGGGAGGTAAGCAGCGATGCTAAAAAAGAAATGGCTAGTATATCGGAGCAAGTAGTCGATGACCTACCTTTCTAAAGGAGAATTATTTGATGAGGTCATTTATAAATTAGCAAGAGAAATATATAGAAGCAAAGGCAATGGAACTTCCAAAGAAAGCGTAAGATCATGGGAAGAAACATTTCTCAAGCACTCAGGTGTATCTCTTAATGACTATATAGAATATGCTAAATCAAATAATTTAAAGGAGAAGTATATTAATGTTAAAAGAGCATGATAGATATACCCCAAGGATTGACTATGTTATAATAGAAGCAACAGAAAATAACTTCTCTTTACCTAGGAGAGCAACCCAACCAACAACAGGGTATGATCTCTTTGCAACAAAGGATGAGGTTATAAGACCATTAGATAGAAAGATAATAGGCACTGGAATAAAACTTAAGATACCCGAGGATATAGTTGGAGAGATTAGATCAAGAAGCGAGCTGGCTATTAAACATGGTGTGTTTGTTTTGGATGCGCCAAGCACAATAAGCCCAAACTTTAGAAATGAAATAAAAGTATTGTTAGTAAACATGGGACACCTACCCTTTGATATACTAACGGGTGATAAGATAGCCCAACTAATATTTTGTAAACATGAAATACCAAACATGGAACAACAAGATGAACGACTTTAATACAGAATTAGGAGCAACAACATTCAAAAATAAGTATGCATCCAACACCTTTGAAACGTGGAGGGATAGGGCACATACAATAGTTAACGATGTTTGTGGTACCCGCAATGGAACCGACATGCCTGTCATGTCTAAATCAGATAGAGATTATTTAATAAAGATAATAACAGAGTTTAAGTTTCTACCCGGTGGTAGATACATATACTATGCTGGTAGAGATGCAAGCTTTTGGAATAACTGCTATCTTCTAAGACTAATGGAGGACACAAGAGAAGAATGGTCAGGAGTAACTCAAAGAGCCATGTCTTGTTTGATGACAGGAGGTGGTATTGGTATAGATGTAAGCATTGCTCGCCCGAGTGGAAGGCCACTACGAAGGACGGGTGGTGTTGCTTCAGGGCCACTTCCGCTCCTGAATGTTATCAACGAAGTGGGGCGCAATGTTATGCAAGGAGGGTCGAGGCGATCAGCTATGTACGGTTCTCTTAATTGGCAACACGAGGATGCTTTAGACTTTCTAAAGATAAAGAACTGGCATGATTTTAAGGTGCCAGGTACAGATCTTTCCTTAGCAGAAGTTAAAAGAAATAACTTTAATTACCCGGCCCCATTAGATATGATGAACATATCATTAAACTATGATGATGAATTTTTAAAGGAAATAGGCGGCAGTAGAACCCCAGATATATTTATAGAAAATTGTAAGCAAGCACTAATGACCGGAGAACCTGGGTTTAGTTTTAACTTTGGAGACAAGCAAGACGAAACATTACGTAACGCCTGTACAGAAATAACAAGTTCGACAGACTCAGATGTATGTAACCTAGGAAGTATCAACATGGGTCGCATAGAAAACCTAGAAGAATTTAAGGATGTAGTAACCATAGCTTCTAAGTTCCTAGTATGCGGAACAATACGAGCACACTTACCCTATGAAAAAGTAGAGGAAGTTAGACAAAAGAATAGAAGATTAGGTTTNGGTCTAATGGGAATGCATGAGTGGTTACTTAANGGNGGATATAAATATGAGATGAACGATGAGCTAAAGAGATGGCTTAAAGTTTATAGAGATGAGTCTGAGAAATCTGCCAATGAACACTGTGATAGGTTCTTCTTGAGCAGACCAAAAGGATACAGGGCTATAGCCCCGACAGGTAGCATCTCAATCCTAGCGGGAACCACAAGCGGAGTGGAACCCATTTACGCAGTATCGTATAGAAGAAGATACTTACAAGAAGGAACTAAATGGAAGTACCAGTTCGTAGTAGATGGAGCCGCGCAAANCTTAATAGACAAAGGTATTAAACCAACTGATATAGAATCAGCAATTGATTTGGCGGCTGATCCAGAAAGNAGAATTAAGTTTCAATATGAACTACAAAAATATGTAGACCANGCNATAAGNAGNACGCTTAATCTGCCTGCATGGGGAAGCGAACTTAATAATGAAGATAGTATAAAGAAATTCTCTACCATAGTNGCAAAGTATGCACATGGACTAAGAGGGTTAACACTATACCCGGAAGGAAGTAGAGGAGGACAGCCTATAACAGCATGTGATTATGAAGAAGCTCACTCAAAGAGAGGTGTTATATATGAAGACAACAGTGAGGAACAATGCATGACAGGAGTATGTTCAGTATGAAACATCTAATAAAAAGTAAAGACTTCTTAAAATCATTAAAGAAAAAGGGCGCAACTATTCGTAGGTCAAGCAATAACCATCATGTTGTTTCCCTTAATAATAAGATCGTAACGTTAAGCATTCGCAAGGAGTACCCACTCAGTATAGTTAAACATACTATGGAAACATTGCTATGAAAAAGAAAGAACCAAAAGACTTGCTGATAATACCAGACTGTCATGCTGCACCTGAGTATGACAACAAAAGATTCTCAGCTCTTGGTAATTTTATAGTAGAACAACAACCAGAAATAATAGTTTGCTTAGGAGACTTAGCTGATATGNCNAGCCTGTCTTCTTATGATAAAGGAACAAAAGGATTTGAGGGGAGAAGGTACAAGAAGGATGTCCTCTCAGTAATAGATGCACAAGAGAAACTCTTTGAACCTATAAAGAGATTAAACAATAACAAAAGAAAGAGAAAGGAGAAACAATACAAACCTAAACTGCACATGTGTTTAGGGAATCATGAAGATAGAATTGATCGTGCAATAAATTCAGCTCCAGAATTGGAAGGAGCTATCGGAGTAAAGGACTTGCAGTATGAAAAGTTTGGATGGAAGATCACACAATTTAAAAGCTGTCTTTCAATAGAGAATATAATATTCTCGCATTACTTTACTTCCGGTGTAGCGGGTAGGCCTATAAGCCTACACATATAGGCTTTCATTTGGTGTCTAAACTGCACTGCTCGGCGGTGCAAGGACATTCACACTTGTACAATCACGCAGAACAAACAAGACCAGATGGACAAAAAATATTTGGACTATCTGCAGGGTGCTATTCTCATCCACATTATTCTGAAAGCTGGTGTAGAGATACAGAATATAATTGGTGGAGGGGAGTGGTGTTACTTAAAGGATTAGATGGAGATGGATACTACGATGAAATTAATTCAATAACCCAACGCAAACTTGCAAGGAGATATGCATGAACTTAAAGAAGTGTCCTTTCTGTGGAGGCTTAAGCCAACTAGGATCATTCTTAGTTGGATGCCTCAAGTGTCGTGTATCCTTTTCCTTTAATCCAAAAGATAATGGAGAAAAGAATGAAGCTATAAATAGATGGAACAAGAGGGAACCAAATGATTAAAACAGCCATAGAATTGTTACTCTGGTACCTCACGTACATATTTGTCGCCGGATGTATCATGTACTTGTTCCTTAGTTAACCTCCTTTTGCGCCCCCTTTCGAGGGGGCGTATTTTTTTAACACAACCCATTGGAAACGCATGAGTTCCAAACCAGTCATTGTTCTCATCCTTAGTAGAAGATACCTTAATCATATCCTTGTCTTTATACACTAGATAACCATAAGTATAAAGCACAGGAGGCTTTACTTCCTCAAGCTTTTCCCACCCGGAAGTAGCAAGCACATCTACCCACTCCACCTCAACTAACTTCGGTTTTTTTATTTTCACTTAAACAACCTTTGCGCTCTCTTTAAATGTTCAGCCCACTCCCTATGTTCTGCCATAGTTTTTAACCAATGCTCCCTATACTCATTCATAAGCTTCTCTCTTTTTTCTTGTGATACACCAGGGTCCATCATCATCTCTTGCATCCTTGATTGAATCTTATCTAATTCTCTCTCTTTAAAATACAAATTCCTAGCAACATTCTCCACACCAAGTTGTTGTATACTAACGCCCCCCCATGAT